ACGCTGGAAGGCGACTTGTCCAGGACTGGTTAACCAGCGGGAGGGAGGTTTTCAGCTACGATTTAAAGTCGTTCACTGATCGCTTTCCCTACGCTTTCCAACAGTCAGTTTTGCGTATGCTGACTAATAAGGGTGTCCTTTCTCAATTCGACGTCAAGGTTTTTGATATCGTTGCTAAGAAAGGGTGGGTCTCCACGCCCACGCAAGGTGATATTATTAGGTGGAAGGTAGGCCAGCCCTTGGGCTTTGGACCTTCTTTCCCTCTAGCATCACTAGCGCACGCGGTACTCCTGGATCGTGCTTGCACATTGTGCAACGTTCCGTATGAGTACTGTATCGTCGGCGATGACGTCGTGATACCTCATAAAGAGGTCGCACTTCTGTACACGTCGATGATGAAGGCCTTAGGGGTTGAGATCAACGAAAGTAAAACTATGATTAGTTCTCGCTACGTTGAGTTCCTTGGTAAGCTCGTTGGAAAAGACGGCTACCACGACACTTTGAAAGTGAAGCCCTTGGACAGCATCGAGTCGTTACTTTCCGCAATGGAAGTATACGGCCCAAGATGTGTCCGGTACCTTGATGCCGGTTGGCAAACTAAGTACCATACCCTCGCTTACCTACCGTTACATATCGGCGGGCTAGGTTGGGTGCCTTCGGGGAAGACCTTAGCGGATCAAAACGCTATGATCGACCTCTCGAAGTTAATAAGTTTGGAAGAAAAACAAGCTGTGGCTCAGTTCGTGGGACCTAGGTCAACACGTGCTGCTTCCACACTCTCCCTTGAGTCTGCATTTAATTTTGCAGAGGAGAGCGGAGTGACTATGCCAAACGAATCTCATGGTGGGTATGCTGTTCAGGCAGGGATGACTCCCGAGCTAGAGCAGTGGATACACCAAGCGACAGTTGAACATTTGGAGGCATTGCCTTTAAAGAGTAAACTGGATGAGGAGTATTTATGTCCTTCCATAAAAGTCGAGAAAACTCCCGACAACTCGGTCGCCAACGTTAACACGTTTAAGTGTCTTTACGATACAGCGATAGACCACGCGTATAAAACGCGTGAGGCTTCGGCCCCACCCGGGACTACTAAGACGGAATTTGACTTCCGTGATGGTATACCGGTTGATGCTCTTAAGTTAGTGTCATACGCTAACCTAGGACATCCAGTCATAAAGGAAAACGATTATTATTCGTCCAACTCTACGAAAGGTTTCGAAAATGAAACAAGCAAAAACCGCCAATTCCGAGC